GATGATGTGTGATTATATTTTGTCTGAAGATCACGAACATTCAATGGCTAGAAGTGAAATTAAAGTAATTCAAAGTGCAATTAATAGATTGATGCAAAAATTAAAAGGGGAAGGAAATATTGAAGCTTGGGTGCAGTCAAAAATTACGAAGGCAGCAGATTATATTGATACTGCGGCAGATTATTTAGATAGTCAAGATAATAAAATAGAAGAACAAAATCAAGGACCTAGTAGTCCTGTTAAATCGTATCATCCACCTGAAGATAATCCAGGGGCACCAATTATTATTGGACCTAATCGAGGAGCTGCAGGAATTAAATATCCAGTACGATATAAAACACCGTTAGCAACAAATACTCCAAACAAATCAAAGGTTCAAATGGCATCTTATGAACCAGAAGGTGAACAGATTGATGAGGTTTCTCTTCCAGGAACTGGTACTGTAATGGCACCGTCTGGTGGTGTACCATATGTGCAAAAAAAAGTATTAGGAGTGACTGTACCATTTAGTCAAAATGTTGTATCTCCTTCTACTGGAGGTGTAAAAAAACCCAATCAATACAATCCTAATAATACTGAGTATTCTTCTGCACAAGTTCAAAGATATAATGCTAATAAAAATGCTCCTAGTGTATTGAAACCAAAAGAAGGAAATCCTGAGTTTGGATATACGAGTGTTTCTAAAACTCCAGAAAAACCACGCCAAAGTTTTTTTAAAAAACCTGTTACAACTGCAACTTCAACCCCTGCACCCACAGCAACTCCAACACCTCCACCAACCACTGCTTCTGCTGCAATGGCTCAAGGGCTTAAAGGTGTACCATTTTTAGGTGCAGTTGCTGATATTGCTAATAAAAGAGATATTCAAACTAATTATAGAAACCAACCTCCCGAAATAAGAAAACAAATGGGTCTCCAAAATTCATATGATTTCGAAAGTGAGGTAATTGTTGAGAAAAAAAAAAATAACCCCAACGAAGAAGGTCTTCGTGCTTGGTTTGGTGATTCTGAATCAGAAGATGGAACTCCTGGTTGGGTAAATGCAGTAACTGGTGGAACTTGTGCAAGTGACGAACCTGGAGAAGGAGTTCCAAAGTGCGTATCTTCTCAGAGAAGAGCAAATATGTCCAAAGAAGAAAGATTATCAGCATCAATAAGAAAAAAAGTAGAAGATTCAGGACAACAAGAAAAATCTGGTGCTGCAAAACCAACAAATGTAAGAACAGAAGAAATGGATCTCCAAGAAGTAAAAGATAAACCAGGTAAAGGTAGTGGAACCAAAGATGCTTGTTATACTAAAGTAAAATCAAGATATTCTGTTTGGCCTTCTGCCTATGCCTCGGGGGCTCTTGTAAAATGCCGTAAAGTTGGTGCTGCTAATTGGGGAACAAAATCCGAAAGTACCAATTCGCTTGATGGTGATTGGCATACTCCAATTCGAGAAAGAGCAGATAGATATTGCCCAAAATGTGAAAAACTCGAAAGAAGAAGTGAATGCAAATACGGTTCAAGATATTGGGATATGTTTTCTTTACCAGCAGAGATAATTAGTTCAAAAAAAGATTATAATATAACAATGCCATATCCCGCAAATGAGGAAAAAAATATAGATGAAAACTATTTAAGAATACAAACTCGTGGATCTACATATACTATACTAATAAATTGGAGAGGAAAATACATAACAACTCAAATGTTTTTCCAACAATTTACTAGACCAACAAAAACGGAAGTAACAAGAGAAATTAGAAAAGTTTATCCAAATGCAATTGTATTAGCATTTAATCCTTCAGCAAATGATCCAAATAAACCATTATTATTTACAGGAGAACCAAATGGACCCAAATCTTATTGAACTGACAAATCTAACTAAAATATTTGAATACGAAAAAATTTCAAGGGATTTGAATGAATGTAAAGATATTGAGTCACTTAAAAACATTTGTAAGTGTTATGTGAAGTTATATTTTAAACAACAAGAGACATTAAGTTGTATTGGTTTAGGGCAGTTTAAGGGTGAATAAATAATGAGTAACGACCAATATCTGGGTAATCCTCTATTAAAAAAGGCGAATACGCCAATAGAGTTTACCAAGGATCAAATTGAGCAATTTATAAAATGTAAAAAAGATCCTGTGTATTTTGCGAAAAACTACATAAAAATTGTTTCACTTGATCACGGTCTTGTGCCTTTTAATATGTACAAGTTTCAAGAAAAACTTATTAAGAATTTCCATGATCACAGATTTAACGTATGCAAAATGCCAAGACAGTCTGGTAAATCTACCACTGTCGTTTCTTATTTGCTTCATTACGCACTATTTAATGATAATGTCAATATTGCGATTCTTGCTAATAAAGCGTCTACTGCTAGAGACCTTCTTGGAAGACTTCAATTAGCATACGAAAACCTACCTAAATGGATGCAGCAGGGGGTTTTAATATGGAATAGGGGTTCATTAGAACTAGAGAATGGTTCAAAGATTCTTGCTGCCTCTACGTCTGCCTCTGCGGTGCGTGGTGGTTCTTATAATATTATCTTTTTGGACGAATTTGCATTCGTTCCTAACCATATTGCTGAAGATTTTTTCAGTTCTGTTTATCCTACCATATCTTCTGGGCAATCTACCAAATTAATTATTGTTTCTACTCCTCACGGAATGAATCATTTTTATAAAATTTGGCATGATGCTGAAAGATCAAAAAATCAATACATTCCTACCGAAGTTCATTGGAGTGAAGTTCCTGGTAGAGATCAGGTATGGAAAAAACAAACAATAGAAAACACAAGTGAACAACAGTTTCAAGTTGAGTTTGAATGCGAGTTCTTGGGTTCTATTGGAACATTAATCAATCCATCAAAAATAAAAACTTTGGTTTATGATGAACCAATCAAAAGAAGTGGGGGGTTAGATGTATACGAAAAACCGAAAGACGAGCATACTTATATAATGACAGTGGACGTTTCGAGAGGATTGAATAACGATTATTCGGCATTTGTTGTTTTTGATATATCAACCTTTCCTTATAAAATAGTAGCAAAATATAGGAATAATGAAATTAAACCAATGTTATTCCCAAATATAATTTTAGATGTAGCAAAAGCATATAATAAATCATTTGTGTTAGCAGAAGTAAATGATATTGGAGAACAAGTTACGAGTATTCTTCATTTTGATTTAGAGTATGATAATATTTTAATGTGTGCAATGAGAGGAAGAGCAGGGCAACTTGTTGGGCAAGGATTCTCTGGAAAGAAAACACAACTTGGCGTAAAGATGTCAAAAACAGTTAAAAGAGTTGGTTGTTCAAATCTAAAAACAATTATTGAAGACGATAAACTTATTTTTAATGACTACGAAATTATTAGTGAACTTACTACTTTTATTCAAAAAAATCAATCATTTGAAGCAGAAGAAGGATGCAATGATGATTTGGTAATGTGTTTAGTAATTTTTTCTTGGTTAGTTGTTCAAGATTATTTTAAAGAAATGACAGAGAATGATGTTCGTAAAAGAATATACGAAGACCAAAAAGAACAAATAGAACAAGATATGTCTCCATTTGGATTTATTACTGACGGTCTAAATGAAGAAACTTCCTTTGTAGATAATGATGGTGACAGATGGCACACCGATGAATATGGCGATGTCTCATATATGTGGGAGTACAGATAAAATTGGTAATTTATAAATACTTTTAGACAAAATGAAATTTCTTCAGAGGGAAAGACATGGCGGTAAATTTAGTATCTCCGGGCGTAAGGGTAAGGGAAGTCGATTTAACTATTGGAAGAATTGATGGCGTAAATGATCAAACTGGTGCAATTGTTGGTCCTTTTTCTCAAGGTCCAGTAGATTATCCAATTTTAATTGAAACAGAACAGGATTTGTTGAAATATTTCGGAAAACCATTATCTACCGATTCGCAATACGAATATTGGATGAGTGCTTCATCTTATCTTTCATATGGTGGTATTCTAAGAGTAGTTAGAACTGATGGATCAAATTTGAACAATTCAAATGCTGGCGTTTCAGCTGATTCCGTTACTCTTAAAATTAAATCTTATGAAGATTATACAAATAATTATTCTACCGGGTCAACTTGGTATTATGGAGCAAAAAATCCAGGTTCTTGGGCAAATAATTTAAAAGTATGTGTAATTGACTCTGCCGCAGATCAAAGAGTTGCAATTGGCACTTTTGGGTTATCGGTTGGTTTTGGTGTAACCGTTGGGGTTAATACTTCTCTTGCTGGAGTTGGAGCTGCTTCAAATGTTACTGGATATTTAAGAGGAATTGTTACAAAAATTGGTGACCAAAACATTGATGTAAAGGTTACTGATAGATACGATAATTCATCTGGTTTATCAACTAACGTATCATATTCACAAAATAGTATTAATTCTTTTCCTTCTCAATCTGGTTCTTATTTTTTCAAAACTACTTCGGGAGTTACTACATCGGTTGAAGCAAATAGATTTTTTGGTTCAGTAGGATCTGGTTCTACTGTTATTAGACCTATATCTCTTACTCAAAATCTTCCAACTTCTGGGGTAACTGTTGGAAATCAAATTAGAACAATTACTGCAGGAATAGTAAACACTTCTACAATTGTTGGTCTTGGAACTACAACTATTAATGGTGGCACACAAAATACAATTTTAATAAATTCTGCTTCGGCAGGAGTGGGAACAAACGTTCAATTTGTTTCATTAGTTCCAGCAGGAACTGCATTTGATTTTGCTACTAGTGGTTCTGCTGCGATTACTGTTTCTGATTGGTATAATTTGCAAACATTAGGATTAACTAATTCTACAATATACTGGAAATCAATTGCCGAAAAACCATCTACTTCTCAATATGCATCAGAAAGAAATTCAAAAAATGATGAAATTCACGTATTAGTTGTGGATGATACCGGTAGCGTGACCGGTATTGCAGGAAATATTCTTGAAAAATACACATACCTTTCCAAGGCATTAGATGGTAAAATATCTCCATCAGAATCTGTATATTATAAAGATTTAATTGCAGATGTATCAAATTACATTTATGCCGGATTTGCTCCTACTGGCTCTGCTACTGATTTTACAACATATACTGGCTATACCAATACAAGTATAG